GAGAATGTCATGCAGACTAATAACTCCAAAGAAAAAGTTCGACAACTTCAAAACAAACTATATCTGACAGCCAAGAAGTGTGACAGCCGAAGATTTCATGCACTTTACGATAAAGTATATCGGGATGATATACTTTTCGAAGCATGGAAACGAGTAAAAGCTAACAAAGGTTCTAGTGGAGTGGATGGTATCGAAATTGAAGATATTGAAGAAATGGGAATTGAGGAATACCTATCAGAAATCAAATCGGAACTGAGGAAGGGAGAATATAAACCATCCCCAGTAAAAAGAGTCATGATACCAAAGCCAGACGGAAGTAAAAGACCCCTTGGAATACCAACGGTCAAAGACAGAATTGTGCAGATGGCTACAAAGATAGCAATAGAGCCAGTATTCGAAGCTGACTTTAGAGATTGTTCCTACGGTTTTAGACCGAAAAGAAGTGCAAAACAAGCACTAGAGAAGGTCAGAAAAGCATGTAACAATAAAGGCTACTATGTAGTAGATGCAGACATTGAGAAATTCTTTGATAACGTAAACCAAGACAAACTGATGGTGTTAGTGGAACAGAGAATATCAGACCGAAGAATACTGAAACTGATACGGCAATGGCTGAAATCGGGAGTATTGTATGGAAATATACTGACAATCTCTGAACTGGGAACAAGTCAAGGTTCGGTCATTTCACCGTTACTGGCAAATATTTACTTGAATACACTAGACAGGCTGTGGGAAAAGTATGGACCTACTCACGGTATTCTTGTAAGGTACGCAGACGATACGGTAATCATCTGTAAAAATAAGAAGAGTGCAAAACATGCATTGAACTTATTGCGATACATCATGGAAAAACTGGATTTAAAGCTACATCCGGTAAAGACAAAGATTGTCAGTATGTGGGATGGCAAAGAGGGATTTGATTTTCTGGGAATGCACCACAGAAGAATGACAACGGAAACGAGCAAAGGAAAGCTGTATAAGGAGACTTATCAATACCCAAGCAGAAAAGCCATGAAGAAAATGAAAGCAGAGATTAAAAGGAATGTAAACAGTCGAAGCCTACTGGTTGCACAGGAAGAAGATTTAATAAGGAATCTGAACCCCAAAATCACAGGGTGGAAGAATTACTATTCTACCAAGACAAACGAAAAGTGGATGCAAGCAATAGACTGGTACATTGTCTGTACCTTTACAAGGTGGCATAACAAGAAACACCAAAGGCGAAACCGTATGTCAAAGGTGGGACTTGTTAGAAATAGCATTTACGAAAAAGGATTGAGGAAAATGGCTGGAGCATGACGTAATGCTGTAGAAAGAAGAATGTCGGAAAGCCGTGTGAGGGAGAACCTCATGCACGGTTTGATGAGGGGAAAGAGGGCAGAAGCCCTCTAACCTACTCTACTGGAAACAGGAAGGATGGTGAGAGGCATGACAGAATTACAAGCCGAACAGATTAGGAAAATGCGGACGCAGGGAGTTGGCTATCGTGCCATCGCTTCCGTGGTAGGGCTGTCCCGTGACATTGTGAGGAACTATTGTCGGTCGCATGGTATGGATGGATATGCTTCTGCGCTTACAAAAAACATTCAGGAACAGATGATGTTAGGAAAGGCGTGTTTGTATTGTGGAGCAGAACTGATACAACCATCTACAGGCAGACCAAAGAAGTTTTGCTCAGATAAGTGCAGACGGGAATGGTGGAAAGCACACCCAGAAAAACTGCATCGGAAAGACACGGCAATTTATACCATGACTTGTGCGAGATGCGGAAAAGAATTTACGAGTTATGGAAATAAGAATAGAAAGTATTGTAGTCATGACTGTTATATAAAAGCACGATTTTGGGAGGGATTGGAAGATGGAGTTCAGAAAGCTGTGGATTAAGGATTTGATTCCGGCATCCTATAATCCGAGAAAAAAACTCAAGCCGGGAGATAAGGAATTTGAAAAAATAAAAAACAGTATTACGGAGTTCGGATATGTTGAGCCGATTATTGTGAATTCAGATATGACGATTATCGGTGGACACCAGAGAGCCACGGTTCTTCAAACATTAGGGTATGATGAAATTGATTGTATTGTCATTGAAATTGATAAAACAAAAGAGAAAGCGCTGAATATTGCCCTGAATAAAATTACAGGAGAATGGAATCAGGAACTTTTAGCAGATTTGATTGAAGATTTGCAAAAATCAGAGTTTGATGTTGGATTTACCGGATTTGAACCGCCGGAAATTGAGCAGTTATTTAATAAGGTTCATGATAAAAAAATCAAAGAAGATGATTTTGATGTGGATGCTGAGTTGAAGAAACCTGCCATGACAAAGCAGGGAGATGTGTGGATGCTTGGAATGCACCGACTGGTGTGTGGGGATTCCACTTTACCTGAGACTTATGAAAAACTTATGGAAGGAAAGAAAGCTAATCTTGTAGTAACTGATCCGCCATATAATGTAAATTATGAAGGAAGTGCAGGGAAAATCCAAAATGATAATTTGGAAGACGATAAATTCTATAATTTTCTGTTTGCCGCTTTCGTGAATATGGAACAGAACATGGAACGTGATGCTTCCATTTATGTGTTCCATGCGGATACTGAGGGATTAAACTTCCGCAGGGCGTTTAAAGCAGCAGGATTTTATCTTTCCGGTACATGCATTTGGAAAAAGCAGTCATTGGTTTTAGGAAGAAGTCCCTATCAATGGCAGCATGAGCCGATTTTATTTGGATGGAAGTTGGGTGGAAAGCATATGTGGTATTCAGACAGAAAGCAGTCCACCATATGGGAATATGACCGCCCGAAGAAAAATGATATGCATCCGACTATGAAACCTGTGGAACTGGTGGCATATCCAATCCGCAATTCCAGTATGAGTAACTGCATTGTTTTAGATCCGTTTGGAGGAAGCGGTTCTACGCTGATTGCCTGCGAGCAGACAGGGCGCATTTGCAGGACGATAGAACTGGATGAAAAATATGCGGATGTGATAGTACATCGTTATATGGAATTTGTGGGAAGTGCAGAAGACGTATACGTAATACGGGATGGGAAAAAAATAAAATATTCAGAGCTAGTGAAGGAAGGTGACGAGCATGAAGCAGTTGACCTTCCTTGATTTATGCTCAGGCATTGGCGGATTCCGTTTAGGTTTGGAATCTGCCGGCCATAAGTGTGTGGGATATTGTGAATATGATAAATTTGCAAGAGCTTCATACGAAGCAATGTATGATACGGAAGGAGAGTGGAAAGCGGATGATGTCACAAAACTTAAACCATCCGATGTGCCAAGAGCAGACATCTGGTGCTTTGGATTCCCCTGTCAGGATATTTCAGTTGCAGGAAAGCAGCGGGGACTGGTCGGAAAAAGAAGTGGAATATATTTTAACATTATTGACCTCCTCAAAGGCAAAGAAGAAAGTGATAAGCCCACATACCTTTTTGTTGAAAACGTTAAGAACCTGCTATCAATTAATGCAGGATTCGATTTTGCCACGGTTTTGTCTGAAATGGGAGAAGCAGGGTATGACTGTCGCTGGCAGGTGCTTAACTCAAAAGACTACGGAGTTCCACAAAACAGAGAGCGCGTGTTCATTATCGCAAATCTTAGAAGCCGAGGTAGACGAGAAATATTATCTCTCAGAGGAAAAAACAAAGCAGCTCTTAACCAGATTATAGGCGGAATGCAGGGATACAGAGTATATGATTCTCAGGGAGTTTCAACTACATTGATTGGAAATGCAGGGGGAATGGGAGCGAAGACAGGACTTTATTTTATAGATCAAAGCAAAGTTGCACCGAAGATTACGGATACTGCAAGATGCCTGACCGCAAGATACACAGCGGGAATGGTAAATCATACGGCAATGAATTCTGCGGTTATGGAAGTGCATCCTGTTTTGACACCGGAGCGGATGGAAAAACGTCAGAATGGAAGACGAATGAAAGAAGATGGAGAGCCAATGTTTACGCTGACCTCCCAAGATCGCCACGGTGTGTATTTTTGTGAGAAACCCGTTAAATCCGTGAAAGTGAAAAATGCAACAAAAACTGGATATGAAGAAGCTCATCTAGGAGATGGAATTGTACTTGCATATCCGAATAGTGATACCCGCCGTGGAAGAGTCGGAAAAGGATGTTCACAGACATTAGATACAGGATGCCAGATGGGGACATTGATGAGATGTGGAAGAATCCGGAGATTGACACCAAAAGAATGCTTTCGATTGCAGGGGTTTCCGGATGAATTATACGAGCGTGCCGCTTCCGTGAATTCTGATTCACAGTTGTATAAGCAGGCGGGAAATGCCGTAACAGCGACGGTTGCGTATGCATTGGCCATGTGTCTTCCAGAAAGTCAGAAAGATGGTTAAAATGCTTGACTTTATGGGCGTTTAGAGTGATGTATGTAGTACCAAAAAAGAAGGGAGACTGCATACATGAGAATTGAAACAATCTGTGAAAACAGAAAAGAACTGGTAAAAGCGGTGGCAGAAATATTGGGAGAACCTTCAAAATATTTAGGACCACCAAGTTTTGGATACCGGATAGGGGGTGCAATTGTGGATCGTGATGGAAACATTGAAACAGAGGATGGCGAAATGCTTCAGAAAGAACTGCAGCGAAGGGGATTCATTGAAAACAATCAGGAAGGATTAAATTTACAGATTCCGATAGAAGGTCATACCGCTGAGAGCATACGAAATCTTATTTTTATGATTCATAGTAAACAGTATCTTTTGAAGCGGGCTGTCGGTATGGAAGTACTGCACATGAGTGAGCGTCTGATTGAGAGATTATCAGAAGAAAAAGATGCGGATATGAATAAGGTAATGGAGATTTTTGCAGAAGAAAAAGTACATTGCTTTGGGTTGGATTTTGTGGCTGATAAAATTGTTTTTAACGGATTTCCGATGGAAGCAGAAAGTACAATTTCTTTTGCGGAATTAACCTGCATGATGGCAGAACGTGCAAAAGAGATGAAGTGGATTAATCCTGCGGAGACAATTGAGGCAAATGAAAAATACTATATGCGCATCTGGCTGATTCGTCTTGGACTTGGAGGAAAGGGCGGAAAGAAAACAAGGGATCTTCTCTTGAAGAATCTGAAAGGGAATACGGCTTTTCGGACGGAAGAAGAAAAGAAACGTGCAAAAGAGCGCAACCGACAGAGAGCTGCTGAACGGAAAGCAAAACAGGAATAGTTATCTGTAAAATACACAATTTCTCTCCTGAATTTTTGTGTACATTATTGTTTGAAATGACTGGATAATATGTGCTTTTAGAGTGATATATAGACTACGAAAAAAAGCACATAGGAGGCGCATCAAAATGAAAACACAGAAGTTCGGGATTGAAATTGAATTAACTGGAATCACCAGAAAAAAAGCGGCAGATATTATCGCAGAATATTTCGGAACAGAGAAATTTTATATCGGGACGTATTATCAAACTTACGGGGCAAAAGACCGTAAAGGAAGAACGTGGAAAGCAACATTTGACTCCAGTATTATTGCACAGAGAAAAAAGGGTGGAAGAAGGGAGCCTGCCTCGGAAGAATATAAATGTGAAATTGTTAGTCCGATTTTAGAATATGAAGACTTGGAAGATTTGCAGGAAATTGTTCGTCAGCTTCGGCATAAGGGAGCATTCGCAAGTGACCAATGCGGCATTCATATCCACGTGGATGCAAGCAGATATACACCTCAGACTTTACGCAATCTAGTAAATATCATCGCTAGCAAAGAGGACATTTTATATAAAGCTTTACAAATTGATCCGGCCAGGCTTCGATGGTGTAAAAAGACAAATGAACAGTTGATTCAAACGATTAATAAAAGAAAACCCAAAACGATGGAAGAATTAAAGGACATCTGGTATGAGGGGAGTCATAGAAGAAGGACAGACCATTACAACGATACCAGATATCACGGTTTAAATCTTCATGCGACATTCACAAAAGGAACGGTAGAGTTTCGATTGTTTAACAGCACGACGCATGCAGGGGAAATCAAAGCATACATACAATTCTGCCTTGCAGTCAGCCATCAGGCATTGACGCAAAAGAAAGCGAGTGCCAGAAGAACAGTTACAGATAATGAAAAATACGCATTTCGGTGTTGGATGCTCCGGTTGGGATTAAACGGGGATGAATTCAAAACCTGCAGGCTTCATTTTCTGAAACATTTGGAAGGAAATTCTGCATGGAGACATGCTGCTTGAAGGGAATAGGCACAGCCCCACCAATGGCGGTCGAGAGACCGTCTTGAGGTGGTAGGAGGGAGACCTCACTATCAACAGAGAAAGGATGAAGCAAATATGAAGAAGTTGTATATTGCCTATGGCAGTAACATGGATGAGGAGCAAATGGCATTCCGATGCCCGACTGCAACTTTAGTAGGAACAGCAATCGTGGAAGGGTATGAGTTAATGTTCAAAGGTTCTCGAACAGGTTCGTATGCTACGATAGAACCAAAGGAGGGAAGCATCGTTCCAGTATTGGTTTGGGAAATCGGTCAAATGGATGAAAGAAGACTTGACTATTATGAAGGATATCCGAATTTTTATTATAAGAAGATGCTGGAGGTCCAAATCAAGGGGAAAATGAAACGTGCGATGGTATATATCATGGATGAACAAAGGAAAATAGGAGTGCCAAGTGCAGGATATTATCGGATTTTGGAACAGGCATATGAAAAGTTTGGGTTTGAGGGAGATGTTCTGGAGCAGGCTTTGAAAAATTCAATCGAGGAGGTACAGCATGGTATTTCCGAATAGAAAAATTGTGGAGCATATTCGCAGAGAATATCCAGTCGGTACGAGAGTAGAACTTGTAAGAATGCATGATAAACAGGCACCGCCAGTTGGCATGAAAGGAACCGTTCTCGGAGTGGATGACACGGCATCTCTTCTGATGCATTGGGATAATGGATCAAGATTGAATGTGATTTATGGGGAAGATTGTGTAAAAAAGATACCCTTAGTCAAAACCATTTGTTATGGAAAGATACAGGAGTGGTATTCGAGGGAGAAAGCAGAAGAAGTTTTCTTTCAGGCAATTTTGGGAAGCGAAGGGAGCGAGCAGAGCCGATACATGAAGATATATAATGAGCTAAAAATGGGATTAGCTGTTTGTACAGATGGGGAAGACCTCTAAAGAAAATTTGTGCAGATTATGGTACGGATATTGCTGGATATAAACAAGAGTCAGAGGTAACATGTGTGTACAAAAAGAACAGGAGAATTATTATGGGAGAAACATACAGAGGGTATCAAATTACAATCGCTTGGAATAGTGAAACTACAGGATATGATTTTATTATTACCCCGCCGGACAATGGGAAAATAATTACAAGTGAAGATTCATATTTTTATGATTACAATGCTGTGAAAGCAGCAAAAGTAAAAATCGATGAACTTTTCCATTAAAAACGAAAGGTGCTGATATAAAAAAGACTTCTTCGGAGGTCTTTTTTTAGTGATGTTTTGGAAGGAGGTGAGAGCAATGGCACAGAGAGGAAGAAAACCTAAGCCTACGGCAGTAAAAGTATTGGAAGGCAATCCGGGTAAAAGAAGTCTGAATACAAACGAGCCGAAGCCTGTGAAGAAAGCACCGAGATGTCCTGCGTGGCTGGAAGATGAGGCAAAGAAGGAATGGAAGCGGATGGCAAAACAGATGGAGCAGTTGGGTATTCTGACAGAAATTGATATGGCTGCTTTTGCAGGTTACTGTCAGGCGTATGCGCGATGGAAAGAAGCGGAGGAATTTATTACTCAGCATGGAACAATCGTAAAGACACCATCCGGTTATTGGCAGCAGGTTCCACAGGTGTCCATTGCTCAGACCTATCTGAAAATCATGAATAAATTCTGTGAGCAGTTTGGACTGACACCTTCCGCAAGAAGCAGGATTGTTACGGACAATGGTGATGATAAAGAAAGCGATGCAATGGAACTCCTGCTGATAAAGGGAGGTGGTGGATAGTGTATGATCAAACAAAAGCGGATCATGCCGTAAATTTTATTAATTGTTTGAAACACACGAAAGGGCAATGGAGAGGTGTCCCGTTTGAGCTGCTTCCGTGGCAGGATAAAATCATCCGTGATATTTTTGGAACGGTAAAAGAAAATGGCTATCGTCAATATAATACTGCATATGTGGAGATTCCAAAGAAAAATGGAAAATCAGAACTGGCTGCTGCGGTGGCTCTGCTGATGACCTGTGGTGACGGAGAATGGGGTGCGGAAGTCTACGGATGTGCTTCTGACCGTCAGCAGGCTTCGATTGTATTTGATGTGGCAGTTGATATGGTGGATCAATGTCCGGCTCTGAAGAAAAGAATTAAGCCAATCATGTCTGTAAAGCGGTTGGTATATCAGCCGACAAACAGTTTCTATCAGGTACTTTCTGCTGAAGCATATACTAAGCACGGCTTGAATGTACACGCAGTAATTTTTGATGAACTTCATGCGCAGCCGAATCGAGAGTTATTTGATGTCATGACAAAAGGTTCGGGTGATGCAAGAACACAGCCATTGTATTTTTTGATTACGACTGCCGGAACGGATCGC